AATGAACAAGGAAACTTTATATATATTAATTGCCCTTGCATTAGAAATTTCAACGCTAACTATCTGGTTAGCAATTGGAATACATAAACAAACTAAAATTTTTAAAAAAGCTTTCGAAGGAGAAAAAAAAGACCATACAAGTAACAAAAGAACCAATACAGAAAGAAGAGTTTAAAGAACATATATTTTTTACAACTTCATCTGGAACTGCGTTTGTTGCAGCAGAAAACACTAATGAATTAATAAAAATCATAAAAAAGCTTAATAAACTTGTGGACCTAAGTTGTTACTAGAGAAAGGAAAGAGTTAAAAGCACGGCAAATGTTTTTAACTCTTTTGATAGAAACTATCGGGTTTATCCAGACCCTTGGTATTTCCTATTATGCAGAAAAAAAATGTATATTTCAAACTAAGAATAAGGGGCTTGTGATGATTAATATCTACGACATATTTTTTGTTCTGGGCTTACCGTCATTGATTATAATCTTGCTGTTTCCCCTCTGGGTAATAATAGGTGAGACACTCAACTACTTTGACGGATTAGAGGAGCGAAAAGCTGACAAACTTTTAGCAAAAAATCTAATGAAAGAAAGAAAAGAAAAAATAAAAAAACTTAGGAGAGAAATAAATGAACGTATCATTTGAAATCACCTCATATTCTGAACCAATGACAGCATTAATCGCTAAAGTTAAGGATTTAGAGATAAATTCTAGACCTCAAGCACTTCAGGCGGTTGATTACATTGCTGAAGCTCGTAGCTTACTAGATGCGATTGAAGATAAAAGAAAAGAACTTACAAAAAAAGAAAGAGAATTTGTCGCAAAAATTGACAATGACGCTAAACTCCTAGTTGAAACTTTAAAATCTATTCAAACCTATTCAACCGAAAAGCTAGATGCCTGGGTATCATGTAATAAAGAGTGTTTTCTTGAAGATAAAGAAATTGACTGGGTAGAAGCTGAAATTATGCTGCCTGATTTATGCGAGTCAGCAAGGCTAATTACCTCTAAAGCTTTTGTTATAGAAAAAGAAAAGACAAACTTTTCGATTACTAATATGACACTAATACCTAGGGAATACTTGAAAGTTGATGATAAGAAATTAAAGCTTTTGGTTAAGGCGGGTATTAGAGAAATACCAGGCCTTTCAATTCTGAAAACTAAACAACTGGAGATAAGGAGACATGCAAGAACACGATGACAAAGATATCTTATACTATGACGATACATTAGAAGATACTAGCACTATTTTACCGTCTATATTTGATACATTTTATACTTCTAAGCAAGCCTCGGAAATTTTTGGAGTAACAAGGGCAACTATTAACAATTGGCGGAACAAAGGAAGGTTAAAAGGAACAAGGCACCCGATGAGTGGAGTATGGGTATACAATAAAAATCATGTAACAGAAATTATTCAAGGTAGCGAATTATGAAAAAAAACAAAAAGAAGAAGAAGAAAATGCAATCTTTACTAGGTTCTACTAAAGAAATAATAGTTAAATCAAATGAAATTACTAATGCAGACTTACAGTTAATTTCAAAGATAGCAAATGAAGCAGCAAAGACCCCTTTCTTTGAGAAATTAGGGGGATTTCCTGGTATTTTCTCCATTATGTTATACGCAAAAGAGATTGGATTGCCACCAATGCAAGCAATCTTTGGAGGGATGCACTCCGTTAGAGGAAAAATAGGAGTAGCACCACATGCCATGTGTTCTCTCATTAGGGGCAAAGGTCACGGAATTGCTGTTTTAGAATTAACTGATCTAATTTGTACTATCAAAGGAACGAGGAGAGATACAGGTGAGACGATGACTCTTTCTTTTTCTTTTGATGAAGCTACAAAAGCGGGCCTCACTAGAGGGGACAGTTCAGGCTGGAATAAATACACTAAAGATTTACTCTATGCCCGTGCAATGTCGAGACTTGGCAAGCGTCTTTTTGGTGATGTCATAGGATGTTCGACATATTCTCTAGGAGAAATACCACCATCTATTGATGAGCCTCTAGATGATATTGAACCAATCATAGATGAGTATACCGTTGCTAAAGCAGCAAAAAAAATGTCCATCGAACTCAATATAGATAATTCTCAAGAGCTCTTAGAATACATTGAGTTTTGTTATTCAAAAACTATGCGACCTTTAGAAGCTTTAGTGCCTATATGGATAGAAAAAAAGGACCTATTTTTAGAAAACTTTGAGAAAAAAAGGAAGGCTGACAATGTCGAATAATGAAGAAATTATAAAAGAGGGATATACGAGGGTTTCCTCTATTTTATCTCAGTGGGATAGATTTGGAAAAATACCTAGGCATATTTTAGAAAATAAGCAACAAATTGGGACGTTGATTCATGAAGCAATCAATGCACATTCAATTGGAGCTTTTTTACCTGTTGATTCGTCGATAGATGGATATTTTCAAAGCTTCCTTGAATGGCAAAAGCTTTCTAAGTTTAATCTAATCTTCCCTGAACAGCGATTTTATTGCGATAAGCTTAAAATTACTGGGAAAATTGACGCTATAGCCGTCTCAAGTCAGGGTGAACTATTCTTGATCGACTATAAAACGTCAGCGTCTAAAGATGCGAGAATGTGGCAACTACAGGGCTGTTTTTACCATTACTTAGCAACAATAAACAAACTCAATTTGTCTAAAAGATTCTTTTTTGTACAGCTTTTCAAAGATGGTTCACCAGGACAAGCACACGAATTTTTTATTTCTAACCCTATCGCTAATGTTTGTAAAGCTGCTTTGCTCTCATACAGATACCTAAACAATTAAACAAAAAATAGATAAAAGGAGCTAAAATAAATCACTATGGCACCAAAAGTAACCTTAGTCTGTACTCAATGTAAATCTAATTTTGAACAATCAGCTTCATATTATAAATATAAAAAGAACAACATGCAGACTAAATACTTTTGTTGTCGAAAGTGTAGTGATGATTATAAAAGAAATGAAAGATGGGTAGAAAAAAAGAAGGCAATGAGACGCGAGTAGGTATTAAGAATTATTTATTCCGAAGCTTGCAGCATATAGACAAAAAAGAAAGCGATTGGAAAGAGACTTGCCCAAAGAATTAAAATATCTTTTACCATTTTTATTTAAACCAATCCGATGAAACAACTTCTATTTTTTCCTCTGGATAATACTTCTTGAATCGCTTCAGTTTTGTTTTACTTTTTGCGTCCATGTACCCCTTAACTTCAACCCATGACGTTGAGTTGTCGTTATGATAGAGTTTAAAGTCGGGTTTATATGAACGTACGCCTCGTCTTATTTTCTCAAACCAAAAGGTCTGTGGCTCATATTCCCAATCTTTGATTAAACCACCTTGTTTTTTTATCTGAAGAAAAAGTGCGAATGACATTTCCCAACTAGATCTAAAATAATATCTTTTCTTCCCTATGATTCGCCAACCTTTGACAGTTTTGTGCATTCTTCAAAACCCTTTAATAATTTCTCTATATCATAAAAATCAGCGCCTTTTTCCATATATTTCGTTTCCTTTGGCTCATAACTAACCCTAAGAAATTCAAAAAAGCCTTTTTCGAACTTTTTTTTATTAGCATATAGCCAATTCGAGCAATATATATCTTTTGAAAATGAGATATTTTTGAGATATTGTTTACCAAATATTCTTGTCATAGCATATTGACGTTCTTTATATGAGAGATCGACGAATCTTTCTTTCTGTTCCCAATAATCAATTTCTTTAATTTCCCAAATTAATGTAGCTCTATCGAGTAAACAAATTTTATCAATCTTCTTAGCCAACTTTTCTTCGCGCTCATATTTTAAATATATGCGCTTTGACTTAGAAAATTGAATCTTTAGATCTTCTGCTCGCTGAATATCTTTCTTATTTATACGTATTTGGATTTTTTTAGGCTTGTACATGTTGTTTTCCTACTTCTCTTCTTTAACACTTTTTTAAAAATCCAGAGAAAGAAAAAGCCGGAGGGAAACTTTACAAACCTCCGGCCAGGGCTTTGAGAAAGAAATCCTGATTAAAGAAATCTTGTATAAGATTTACCTACCTTTTTTGTTTCTTACAAGTAACTTGTTCTTATGTTGCAAAATAAATTTTTTATTTGTATATCTTGCTATTAAAGACAATAAAAAAATTTACTTGCAAGAAATAAAATATGTCTGATTTGGATACTAAAAAAGATTTCGACGATCTCTATGATGAATCATATAACGTATGGAATCCTTTTCTAATCTCTGCTGAAAATGATATTCGTTTTTATCTTGGTGATCAGTGGAGCCAAGCAGAAAAAGACTATCTATATCAGCAAGAGCGTCAAGCTTACGTTATTAACATGACTAGACGCACCATCGACATGATGGCTGGCTATCAAATAAAACACCGCCTCGCTTCCGTTGTGCTTCCTGTAGAATCGAGTGATAGACAAACAGCAGATCAGAGATCTAAGTATCTTATGCATGTTATGAGTAATAACGGCGGATACGAAACGATTTCTAAATCTTTTGCTAGCGCTCTCAGATCAGGTATTGCCCTAACTTCTGTGTATAAAGATTATAGAGACGATCCACTGGACGGTGATATAAAATTTGCTGTTGATCCATATAACTCGTTCCTATGCGATCCATATTTCAGTGATTTGGGTTGGTCAGACTGTTCTTATGTTCTCAAAAGAAAATATATTTCTCTAGAACAAGGTCAATCTTTACTACCTAAGTACAGAAAAGATATTCAAGATCTCTATGAGCGCGGATGGGAAACAGATGGCAAATTCTCTTGGTTACCTTATCAGCGCCAACCAGGCGGGCAAGAAATGCTTGCTTATGACGAGCTGTATCTTCAGAAATGGAAAGAAATTGATCATCTAGTTGATAAAGAAACAGCTGAAGTATTTCCTTTCGAAATCCCCAAAAATCGCATTAAGTTATTTCTCCAATTATATCCGAATTACGAAGTCTTAAAAAGACAAAAGCAGTACATAGAACGTCATGTTTTGGTGAATAATCAGCCAATGCAAAAAGATATTAACCCTTTTGGCTTAGATGAATACCCATTTACCCCTACGGTAGCAACTTTTTGTCCTGAATCTGACAACTGGGAATTAAAGCTACAATCTGCAATCCGTCCTATTATTGATCCACAAAGATCACTTAATCGAAATAGGTCTCAGAGAACAGATATTATTGAGAAAAACATCAATTCTGGATGGATGGCTGAAGAAAATTCTGTTATTAATCCCGATTCTCTCTTTAGCTCTGGACAAGGAAACATTATCTGGCAGCGAAAAGGGTCTCCAATGCCTCAAAGAATTGACCCAATTCAAGTACCTCCTTCATTTTTTCAGGAAGAGGCGTCTCTTCAGTCAGATATTATGCAAATTAGCGGTCTTAATGACGCTGCTTTTGGCATTCCAGATTCAGGAAACGAGTCAGCGGCATTGATGAACTTACGCCAATCTGCTGCTGTAACAAATATGCAAGGCTATTTTGAGAATTTACGGGTTTCACAGAAGAATATTTCTAGAAAAGTCTTAAAAATGTCTCTTTCAGATAGCCCGGCAAAAATTCAGAGAATATTGGGCGAACCTCCGGCAGATGGTTTTTATGAAGAAGACTTCTATAAGTACGATATCTCAATTCAAGAAGGCGTTCTTACCCCTGAGCAGAAGCAACTTCGATTCTTACAGCTTATAGAGCTTCAACAATTAGGCGTTCCTATTACAGGAAAACAGCTTGCGGAAGAAGCACCAATCCAAGGATCTTTCAAACTCATTGAAGAAATTGAGCAAGCAGAACAACAGCAAGCGCAACAAGCACAAGAACAACAACAAATTCAAAACACTCTCATTCAAAATCAGGCTCAAATGTCACAGGCAAAAGCAATTTCTGATATTGCGTTGTCAAAAGAGCGATTCACTAGGTCAATTGCAAACCTTGGACTTGAAGACGAGAGAGCTTCTAAAGCTGTACAAGATAGATCAGACGCTGCTCTTACAAGAGCTAAAACTATGGGAGAACTTCAAAAACTTGATACTGAAAATCTCTCTCGTTACTTAGCGATTATCAAAATGTTTGAAGAATCCAATCAGAAAAAAGAAGAAGAAATCAAACAGCAAAACGTAGCAGTGACAGAAGTCGCTTCTTCTCCGATGGGACAACCCCAAGGGATCGCGTTACCAAATCAAGAAGAACAACAACAAGTACAAATGGGAGGCTTTCAAGATGAAAATGGACTATGAAAACCAAAAGTCTATAGCCGTAGAGAACAATAACAAATATTTGCCTAAAGGCATAAGTGTAAAAAATGGCGCACAAGCTTCTAAGCCAGGCTCTATAAAAATAGAAGTAGGTCAAGGCTTTAAGGATGTCACAGAGAAAAAATATCCAATGAGTGAATACCCTAAGAAAGCGATGGGCAAATAGTAAATTCGGGAAAAGGAGACAAAAAAAAGGATGGGACAAGAATTAGGTGAAACGAGAGACGCAATTATAGCTAATGATAATGAAACAATAGAAAAAATCCTAAAAGCGAACTCTGGAAAAGAGGTTCCCTATTGGATTGTTCTAGCTGCCAAACCATCTAAGGCGAAAATTGACGGTAAACCAACTCTCGTTAAATTACTTAAAGCCTATTCATCAAAACCTCAATCGCTTGTAGGTATGATTATAGGTAAAGTTGATAACAAGCGAGGGCTTATAGACTGGGAAATAAATATGCCACAGGCCCCTATTGACTACGACAAACTAAAAATATTTGGCGTAGAACAAACGAATGAGATCATCTACGAAACAACAACAATTTCGAGTGCTTATATCACTCAGTAAAACTGCCGCCTAGTTTTTAACAAAAAAGGGCGAGTAAAAAAAAGGGGAAGTCAATGAACGAAGTTGACAACACACAAGAATTTTCGGGCGAAATATCTGCTGAGGTCGCCGCTCATGCACAACCTGCCGAAGAAGTCTCATCATCTGAGGGAGCATATCAAGACGGCCAAGTGCCATTGAGTGCTTTACAATCAGAACGGGCCAGACGGCAAGAGGTTCAGGAAGAATTAAAGGTGATGCGAGATCATGTCTCACTTTTGCAAGCTAATTCTCAAATGTACCAATCTCAAGCAGCTCCAGAAGAGCAAAAACCAAAGCTTTCGAAGGATGATGTTATCACTTACGGAGAATTGGAAGAGCTTTTGTCTGCTAAGGAGTCTACATACAAGCAAAATATTGCTGAATTGCGAATGGGCCAAAAGTATAAAGACTATGAAGAAGTCATCTCTAATTATCTGCCTGAAGTATTGAAGCAAACGCCACAATTAAGGGCGACGCTCCAACAATCTCAAGATTATGAATTAGCCTACTATTTAGCAAAAAATTCTGATGCATATAAAACAGCCAATAAAGTGCAGAAAAAAAACGCTGATGTTGAAAGAATTTTAAGAAATGCTGAATCGCCAGGCTCTTTAAGTTCTGTTGGAAATTCTACTGCAAGAAGTACAGCAAAACGATTTAAAGAAATGTCAGATAGTGAGTTTACGGAGTTAGCTAATAAAAATCGTGGGTATTCCTAACGAGAATTTAGAGGTTACTAAAAATGGCTATTACAACAACAAGCCAATTGGCTCCAGCAGTACGAGAGTACTACGATCGTTTGATCCTAATGACTGCATATCCTGCTTTGGTCCATACAAAATTTGCTCAAAAGCGAATGTTACCAAAAAATAGTGGCGATACAATCGTCTTTAGACGTTATTCAAAACTAGACACAGTGCCTATTCCTTTAGTTGATGGTATAACACCTCCAGGTGCACCGCTTTCTGCTACAGACGTAAAAGCACGAGTCGATTTTTACGGTAATTTTGTCACTTTAACAAATCAAGTCATGTTGACAGTTGAAGATAGAGCATTAAATGAGGCAACACGTTTAGTTGCACAAAATTATGCTCAGACGATGGACGAAATAACAAGAGATGTTCTCGCGTCGATGGCAACAGTTATTCAATGCTCAAACGGTACTAACCTTGCAACTCCTACGGAGCTAACAAAGGAAGATATCGACGGAGTAGTAAAAACATTGCTTGGTAACTCAGCAGAAATGATTTCTGATGTTATCCCAGCAACAAATGCTTTTGCAACAGCACCAACAAGGCCAGCCTTCTTTGGTTTTATTCACACTGATTTATTAGATGATCTCGAATCCGTGTCGTCCTTTGTGTCCTCAAGTAATTACTCTGCTGTACAAAAAGCTTTAGATTACGAATGGGGCTCTACAGGCAATGTAAGATACCTTTATACACCCTTAGGTATAAAATCAGCAGCAGCAACTCCTGTTTATAGTATACCAATTGTAGCTAAAGAAGCTTATGCATGTATTAACCTTGGCTCGGAAAGTGGTGATTTCTATGTTGAATCATTAGGTTCTGCTGGTTCAGCTGATCCACTACATCAAAGAGCAACTGTTGGTTTTCAGCATCCATTTGCGGCTAGAATGCTAAATGATTCTTTCGCTGCATTATTGCTAGCAACACATTCATAAACTGAAGGATAGGAGATTATAAAATGGCACAAATCAAACGATTCAACTGGACTAACCCAGCTGCCGCTGTAGCTAAAGAACTAAGTGTTGGGTTTACAGTAACAAAAATTGAAATTTGGGATTTAACTACCCCCAATCGTTTCGAGTGGACATCTGACATGTCAGATGATTATATTTTTGTTCTTGGAACATTAGCTTATACAACTTCTAATGGTGTTACACCATTATCGGAAAGCTTTTCACTCGGTCCAGTAATTAGTGGTATGACCAACGCAAACCCTGGTGTTCTCACCGTTGATGACGTTGCTACATATGGAATTGTTGCTGGTGATACAATTACAGTAACAAATTTAGCTGATGATCTAACTGCAACTTCTCTTAATGGAGATTATGTTGTTGCTTCTGTTACAGCTACAACCATAACAACCGCTACAAACACAGCTGCTTATAGCGTGTATGTATCCGGTGGAACAGTTGTTCGAAAGCTCGATTCAGATGGTAAAGCAGTAGTACAGCAAAATAAAGCAAAGCGCGGATTGACTCTTGGTACATCTGCCGTTGGTGCTAATGATGCTGTCATGGTAGCCGTTTGTTACGGAGAAGAATCTGTTACCTAATAAAACAGTGATATAGGGGGGGGGAACCCCTCTATAGCTATAAATAAAAAGGAGAAAAATTTTTATGGCGACTAAAAAAGAAGATCAGAAACTAGAAGAAAAATTTAAAAGTCTTCCAATAATTGGAGATCAACCAAAATCCCCAGAAGAAGAAAACTTTCTAAGAGAATTATGTGATTTCGAATTTCTAAATACTCAAGAGCCCGGGCTTTCCGTATCTTTTGATTATGGAAGCTCTAAACATCACCAAAAGTTTATTTTTGAACATGGTCAGAAATATCGAGTTCCACGGTTTATTGCTCGACATATTGAAACTAGGGGAACACCTATCTATACTTGGAAACCAGATGGATCTGGAAGAATGATGAAAGAAAAAAAAGGTTATAGTCCTCGTTTTAGGATGGCACAAAGTTACAATTAAAAAAGGATCTCTAAGGCATGGCTACTTGGACAAAATCAGCAATAAGAGAAAAAATACGAACTATTATCGGAAGAGATTCAATAGATGAATACTCTAACTCTGATCTAGATACTCGTATTAATAGGTATTATCAACTAGTTTTACCTGCTGATTTAAAATTGCAAAAGAACCATGTCTTTTATGAGTTTTTTACAACTCCTAATCAGGCTTGGTATTCATTTGATGATGATACTTATACAAATATTGAGCCTCCTTGTTTTATCAATCAGCACTTACTCGAATATTACCAAGATCCCTTTTTGTTTCGTTATGCATCTGAGCCAACAATTAATGCATCAACTGAATTACGTCCATGGACTGGAGACGGAACTACATCTGTTTTTTCTACGACAATTAACTATAAAATTACCCCTAAATCTTTTGTAGCTACGGACAATTTAGAAACTTTCATTGATACAACAGAGACATATACTACAAGTGATGTAACAATTACAGGTTCACTTGGTGGATCTGCAACAATCAACTATTCTACTGGTGCAATTTCTGTTTCTTTTGCAACAGCTCCAGTTTCTGGACAGACTATTTACGTTACCTTAATTCAATTTGTCCCTAGTCGGCCGCAATCCGTTCTATTTTATGAAAATAGATTCACATTCTCTCCAACTCCAGACACAGTTTATCGGTTCAAATGCAAAGCTTTCAAAGTTCCTGATGAATTAAGTACAGCTGATTCAAGACCGGCATTAGATGAATGGGGTCCTTTAATTGCATATGGTGTTTCAAGAGAAATACACGCTGATAATGGGGAAATGGATGCCTATGCTGAAGTAACAGCTTTGTATAGGGAACAGTTAGACTACTCTATGAGGCGAACAAATGAACAAATTAGTCAAATGACTGTAAAACCAAATTTTTAATAAGGGCTAACCATGGCATTTGATAAGACACAACCAAAAGATACAACAAAAATTCGGAATCTTGGGACTGTAATCAGACCTAATTTTTTATCAATTCTTGAAGCCGATTCTTCATTTAAACCCTATGCTATTAATCTCCAAAACAGAACAGCTCTAGGAGTCTCTAATACTCCAGCAACAATTTCTGGCTCGTCAATTCTCTATACTAGGGCAGATGCCGATGCAAAAAAAGAACTTTTTTGTAAGTCAAGCGCTGGAACTGAACAACAATTAACAAGTGTCGGTTTCATTGGCTCAAAAACTATGAAGGGGAAATTCGCTAATATCAGATTTGGCACAAATACTACTGATTGGGGTATTAATAATATTGCTGCAGCTGGCTTACGTTGGACCTCTGCCGGGGTAACTTCCTCAGCTTTCGGTTGTACCATGGTTCGTGTTTCTACAGGTCATTATCGTGTAACGCTGACAACAGTTCGTGCTAACACAAGTTACTATCCTATGGTTTCTCTTAAAGAGACAACAACAATGCGGGCTCCTTTTATTGAGATTACTTCTACCTCGCAATTTGAAATTTACGTCCGTGATAAAAGTGATGACAAGAAAGATGTTGGCGGTTTCTGTGTCGTGTTTGGAGGATTTTAATGGGGACTTCTGCTTTAATCGCACCTTTTACAGGTTTAGTTACAAGCACAGAACCTTTCCTTAGCCCTTTTGTCTCCTTTAGGACTTTGGAAAATTTCCACGTACGGCACGGTTTTTTAGAAAAACGCAGTGGTTATAATCTTTTTGGCTACATGATTCATAAACCATCAACGGTTATAACTGCAATAACAGCAGCAAACCCTGGAGTTGTCACAGCTGCCGGACATGGTTTAAGTAATGGAAATATAGTGTTTATTTCTGGTGTTTTAGGAATGACAGAGGTAAACAAGACTCTTTTTACAGTAGCTAATAAAACAGCTAATAATTTTGAGCTTTCTGGTGTAGATACAAGTGGTTATACTGCATATGCTACAGCTGGAAGAGTAGATCTTGTTCCTGAATTGCCAATTATGGGTCTTTTCCGCTACGAATCTGCCGATGGAACACAAAACCTTCTTTCTTTTGATACAAAACGTGTGTCAATTTATAATACAGCAACAGAAAGGTTTGATCCTTTAGATGCAGCTGATATTTTCAGCTCAACAGGCGATGATTTTATTTGGGTTACAGATTAACAAGCTCTAGATCTACCAAATCGACTATTTTTCACTAACGGATTAGCGTATGACGGTGCTTCAAAAAATGGGATCCGATATTACGATCCTGTTGTGTCCTTAACAGCTACTACTCTTCTTACTCCTGCATTAGGTGGGACAAGGTCTCTTTATGGTAGCAAGCTTTTATTTACTATTAAACAAAGGATACTTGCACTAAATACTTTTGAATATGATTCAGGTACAACAGTTACAACTAATTATCCGCAACGTCTCCGATACTGTCAGATTCAAAAACCATCAGTTTGGAATGATATAATTCCAGGCCAAGGCGGTTATGTAGATGCTCCTACAGGTGAACAAATAATTTCTGCTCGTCCTCTTCAAGACGGATTAGTTGTATTTTTTACTAACTCTGTTTGGACAGTAGAACCTGTTGCAGATCCTGCAATGCCTTTTCGTTGGAGAAAGGTAAATGACTTCAGGGCTTGTGGTGGAAAAATGGCTACAGGTTCATACGATAAATTTGTTTTCTCTTTAGGAAGTAGAGGAGCTGTAATTTCAAACGGAGCAGAAACACAAAGAGCAGATGCAAACAATCCTGATTTTACCATCGACGAAATTAATGCTACACAGTTTAAAAAGGTTTATTGCGCGCGAGACTATCAAAATGAACGTCTATTGGCCTTATATCCAGGTTCTACCTCTTCTACCTCTTCCCATGCGCTTGTAATTGATGATGATTCAAAGAGCTGGTCAACATATAAACTTCCAATGAATTGTTTGGGCTATGGGAATTTTTCTAAAGATTTCCAATTAGATGATTTTATAGCAGCAAACGGTCTTGATTTTAGACTAATAGACATGGACTATGAAACATTAGAGTCTTTTTTCTTTCAAGAATCTCAAGAGGCTTTTTTAGGTGGTTCTATCACTGGAAGAATTTATGCTTTAAATACAGACATTTCAGATGATGGAACTGATGTTAGTTGCGAATGCTTTACTAATGCATGGAATCCTTACCAAAATGAAGGTCGCTCTGCTAGACTTCTCTATTTAGATATTTATGCAGATGCAGATTCTTCTGCACAACTACAAGTTTCCTTTTATAAAGATACAGAATATGCACCATATAAAACAGTTTCTACAGATCTTCTTCCCCCTCTTGGTTATGTTTCTGTTATTTCTGATATTACTCTGGCGAATCCTGCTGTAATAACCGCCGCAGATCATGGCCTTGCTACTGGAGATATTATTTATATCTATGGAATTACAAATGGAACGACAGAAATATCTGGTGGTTATTCAATTACTGTCATAGATAGTAATTCTTTTTCTCTCGATGGAGTAGATGCAACAGCTTATTCTGCCTATGTAACTGGTGGTTATGTTTGTAGACGTAGTTTCTATAGAGATAAAGTGGTTAAACGTGTTCGAGCTGGCGGAATTGGATTTCAACATAGAGTAAAAATAAGCAGTTCAGGACCAGATTTCACTGTCAAAATTTCAGGTTTACTTCCTCGTTTTAAGCCTATTGGTAGGAGAATGACAAACTAATGTTAAAAGATCCTTCTTTTAAGCCTCAACTCCCAGCAAAAGAAAAGATTTCTAATCCTTCAGTTTTGCATGAATATCTACGGACATTGCAGTCGTCATTTGATCGTTTTTATGACGAATTAGAGAAAACTTCAAGTGGAACTTTTCGTACTGACTCTGATCCAACTCATACAAACTGGGAACCAATTTTAAAAGGAACTACTACAGAAGGAAACTTTACCTATACCCACCAATACGGAACTGTTTTTAGGCAAAATCTGATGGTCGATATGTGGTTTAGTGTACGATGGTCTGGAGCAACTACATCGGCAGGCAATCTTTACTTAGAATTGCCATATAAAGTAGCTAATTCATATGAGAAACCTTTTGTAGGCGTTGTCATTCCTTCAAATATTAACTTCACAACAGTAAATCATACATGTATGGTGATACAAGGAATACCTAATACATATAGAGGTGAATTTTGGTTGTTTGGTTATGGAGCGGCAGCTGCTAATCAAACATGTGCAGTTTTAGGTGCTGCTGATTATAAAATTGAAGGTTCTTTTCGTTATTTAGGACAAGAATATGAATAATTCAGATAAAAAAAGTGTTACTTTAGCAAAAAAAGGTGCTACTCCAGACATTTCCAAGCTAAACTGGATTCGTATTCACACTTCTCTTCATATCCCTCGATATTTGATAGAACAAATTAAGCATAAAGATTTCTCTGTTGAAGATTTTTTTACCTATCAAGATAACAATTGCATTTTCCAGAGAGAAGATGGTTCATTTAAATTAAATCCTTTAAATCAGCTTTGGCTTCTTGTTGACGAATTTCACATGCCGAAGGGCGTTTTATGGTTTATTGTAGATCCTTTATCAAAAAATATCTGTATACAAACTTTTTCGATTGATAAGGACTATTGGGGCGGCGGTCGAGCTGTTAAGAAGCTGGAAGAATTTGTCTTAGAAATTGCTGAAAAATCAGACTTAAAACAGATCTACTGGATCACAAACTATCCAAAACATAGCGAAAAATACGGGTTTTCTGCTTCAAAAAATGTTTTGATGGAGTATAATTTGAAGAATAGATCTTCTTCACCAAAAAAGGAATAATTTATGGGAAAGACAATGCTAGGTGGAGCAAAACACGAAAAAGATATTAAACTACTAACAAAAGATCAAGAAAAGTTTCTGTCTGGTATCTTAGGCTCTAAACATATGCAAGAGTATTCTAGAGGTGCATATAAGGATATTCTAAAACCAGGTATTAAACGTCCTGAGATGATGGATGAAAAGGATTTTGAGGGTATGCTTGCTCCTTCTAGGGACTTTTATAAGAACCAATTAGGGCAAACTGATGATATGGCTGGCTTTCAGAAGGGTGTAGTAGATCCAATGATGCAGCAATATAATCAATCGGTCTTACCTGGTGTTCAACAGCGATTTTCAGATGTTGACGCTGGTTCTTCTTCTGCTCTTAATCAAGCCTTGAATGCAAGTGCTGGAGACTTAACCAATCAGTTGGCACAAAACTATCTACCTTATATGCAGAATCAACAGCAGAATCGAATGAATGCAGCTCAAGGATTAATCGGTTCAACGTCACCTTCTCTCCAATATCAGGATCTAAAGCAAGGAGCCTATGGAAGAGATTTACAAGGTGTGTTAGCTGCTTTAAGTGGGGCCGGTGGTTTAGCTGGTCAAAATACGTTTTCGCCAATGATTTCCCAAAGACAAGGTATTTTAGGCTCTCTAATAGAAGCCGGTGGAAGAATGGCCGCTGCTTCATCAAAAGAAATAAAAGAAAATATTAAAGAATTTAATTTAGGTCTAGATGTTGTAAAGCATCTCAACCCGAAGAAATACGATTATACTCTTAAAAATGAAAATGAAACTCTTATTAAAGATAGAGTTGGTTTAATTGCTGAAGACTTGCCAAGTGATACTACAGTCACTATTGATGGACTTTTACATGTAGATTTATATGCTTTAATTGCAGTTCTCGTAAATTCTGTTAAAGAATTAGATAAGAAAGTGTCCAAATTGGAGAAATAGAATGGTTCAAATTATTACTTATGATGCAGATAGCGGACTTAGAGAAGGAATTTCTGGAGCTGCTTCTGCTTTAGCATCTAGTTTAAGGAAAAAGAATGAAAGACTTTATGAAAAAAAGCAGTTAGAAGAAGAACGTCAGGGATTAGATTCATTTAAAGATCAATCGCTTTCACCAGAAACGGCTTACCACCAAGCACTAAAAAATAGAGCTAATCCGGAACAGGCCAAGAGTTTATACCAAGCTGCAAGACAAAGAGCTGTTGATAATGCTTCAAAAAGCGCAATGGATCAAGTTCTTTCAAGTGGACATGCTTTCAATTCTCAAGAAGGACAGCAGCTTTTTTTACAAAGTTACATGCAAGCTAACGGTCCAGTTCAAGAAGTAATGAAAATGTTTAGTCCTTCATCTAAACAACAAAGACAACAGCCGTCAATTATCGAAAAAAAAGTACAAGAAGATATGGCGACGAATATTTTAGATACCGTAAAAGGTGGATCTAAGATGGTTCGAGCTGAAAAAGATTTAGATTGGCTTGAATCTAATATTCCAAACGTTGGGAAAATGAAATTATTAAGTAACTTTGGCCCTTTTAAAAATTCTATTTTTGCTGAATTTGAAAATAGAGGTAATTTGGCCCTAGATCCTGTTATTCATACGTTTAATAGAACTGGAGTTGTTCCAAAAGCTAAACTAGATTGGATGAAGGAAACTTTTGCTATTAAACCAAATGATACTCAACCACAAATTAAAGGAAAGATAAATGCCTTGCGAAGTTTAAGTCATGGGGCCCGTCAGTTTGAAGAGAATATGCAGGGATTAATTGATAAATATGGAATAGATATTCCTGTATCAGAATATATAAAAACTGCTAAATCTACTGATAGCTTTTTAGATGATTTTGAAAAAAAATATAATTATGGGAATCTTCCAACTAGCCAATCCAATACTGTTTTTGAAAAACTTCCTTCTCCAACTTCTGTACCACCTGGGACTAAAATTAAAGATACTAAAACGGGTAATATTCTAATTAGCAATGGCGCTAAGTGGATTAAACAAAAAGGGTAGTATATGGCGTGGGAGATTATCGAAGAAAATCAAGAAACTTCTAGCCCATCCGGTCGTTATGTAATAGAAGACCCAAAAGAGGATTCTTCAGTTGGGAGAGCCTTAGGAATAAGAGCGAGAGGTGCTATATCTGGGCTTGGTGAATTTGGAGCTTTAGCCGATACATTGGGATTACAGGCTAAAGAAGAACTTCCCGGTGTTTTAGCTAGAAGAGATATGGAACAAGATACTTTATCAAAACTTACCAAACAAGAAGGCTATGTTCCTTCTATAGGTGAATTAGATATGCTTTCAGATGGTGATGATGTACTTCCAAATTATTCCAGATTAATAAATCCTGAAGAAATACAAGAAAGTCTAGATACTGCAACGGAAGGTAAATTCATTCCAAGGACAGAATCCGAACAAAGAACGTCTGATAGATATAAATCTGGCGTAGGATTTTCTACTTTAACTCCTTGGGCTATTCCAGCCTCATTTGCTCAAGGGTATCTTTTTGAAGGTGGAACACAAGTAGGCGAACAAGCTGGATTAGGTGGAGTTGGTCAATTTGTAACTGGTGTTGCAACCAGTAGCCTTCCTAGTTTAATTAAAGCATCAATTCGTGGTGTCAAAAGTGGCGTTTCTTTATTAAAGGATGTTTTTAGCTCTAATAAATTATCAGAAATTGAACCAAAATTCTTAAAAGAAGTTGGATCGAAAAGTGCTTTAGCTGATGTCGAATTAAGTCATAAATCATTACTAAACAGAACTGCGAAAATGAGTGAAGAACAACTATCAAAGTTACAAGATTTAAGACCTAAAGGCGAAGTATCATCTCTAGGTGAAATCAAAGATTTTAATGCTTCTGAGATTGAAAAATCACTTATTTTATCAAATCAAAAAACATTGCTTAATAAGCTAGCACCAGAAGCAAGAACACAGAAAGAAGCATGGAAGAACGTAGGTAATTTTGTAGAAAAAAACTTTGAAGAAGCACAAAATCAGTATAAAACAATGTATGATGCGGTTGAATCCGGCTCAAAAGATTTAGGAGTAATTCCAAGAGAAACAACTCGTGTTGCTAAAAATATTTCTGATAGTCTTGAAGAAAGTTTATTGAAAATTTCTGAAGAAGCTCCTATTCGAAGCACAATCAATGATTTATTAAAACAATTGGAGCCAATGACTCAAGGAAACCTTGTTGAATTGCCAATGAATAAAATTATGGCAACCAAACGTAGCGTAAATCGTCTTATTAGCAGATCAAAACAGGCTTTAGATGTTATACCTAATGCAAATGACTTGTTGTTTCCTATAGCAAAATCTTTAAAATTAGATATTACTGAAGCATTAGGAGCTAAACCAGGCCTTCAGAATCTATATAAAAATGCAGAAAATCTTTTTGCTGAAACTCAGAATGTTTTTAATAACGATTCTGTTCTTAAATTAAGAAGAGCCTCATCCCCAGAAGAACTTTCATCGTTTTTTTCACGACCAAGCAATCTACAAAAATTAAAGCCATCATTAGGTGGAAATAAAGATGTAAATAAATATGTTGATAGGATGGTTATTGAGGATGTAGCAAAAAAGGGAACAGAATCTTCTCAAGAATCCCTTAGAGAATTGAAAGATTTTTTAACTCCTGAAGCGGCTAAACTTGGAGATGAACTTTTAGAATATGGAAATAAACTTACTTCTAGAGGACAACAGGCGCTGACAAGAAGAGCTATTCTGGAAGATCTTCAGAAATCATATACTACTGGATCTAGGCCAGATTATATTTATAAGCAAATGATGACAAAAGAAGGATTAAATTTAGTTAATAGAACTCTTTCGGCTTCTCCAAAAGGAAATAGAGCTTTAAATATCTTAAAAAATCAATTTGTAGATGAAACAATTGGCAGTGTATTAGAAAATGGAAAAATAAATTATTCAAAAACATCTAATCTAATAGCTAATCCACAAACAGAAAAAATATTTTTAGATATTGTCGGTAAAGATGGAACTGAAGTTTTAAAAAAAATGTCTATTTATGGAAAAAATCTGAATGCAAATCTAGCTCTATTTGCTGAGAAAAATCCTTCTATCTGGAAACAGATCATTGAAAAACAATTGCCGAAAGGAACAATACCTTTATTATCAGCACTTTCTATTGCAAAGCCTTTTGTTGGCCTTCCTTCTATTGGAGCTTTAGTTGCAAAGGAAGGAATTTCTGCCTTAAATAAAGCTAGGCTTCTTCGAGTCTTAAAAAACCCAAAAGCAGTAACTGCTTTTAAACAATTAGCGACACAAAAAACAATGAGTTCTCCTGGTTTGATTTCAAGTTTATTAAAAACTATTGGAGAAGCAGCTACTTCTGATGAAAAAGAAGATTAAAAAATAGAGGAAAATGAAAATGGCTTACAGAAATCCATTAGCCTATACCGGAAGGGTAGCAGCTAGTACAAAAGTACAAGGTGATGCTGAATTTAATAACGATCAATTTTCAGTAGTCAATGGCACAGTACAGTTAAAAGGTGCGGGCTTAGCAGTAGATACCTTAGCTGGTGATACTGGAACAGCTGCGCCAACTGCAACTGGAGTAATTACCGTTGCCGGTGGTACTGGCTTAACGTCTGTCGCAACTGGTAACACAGTAACAGTAAACGGAGATGATGCAACAATATCTACAAAGGGAATAGCGAGTTTTCCTACTGCTCAATTTTCCGTTACCGCTGGAGCTGTTACAATTCTCAATGCTTCAACCACTGTAAAAGGTGCGGCTACATTTAATGTTA